CCAGACTTGCGTAGTAAGTTTGTAACAGGTGCTGGAACATTGGCTGTAAATGCTACAGGCGGTAGTGCTGATTTGGTTGTACCAAGCCATACTCACACAGCAACAGACTCAGGACACACCCATACACAGACAGGGTACACAAGTGCTATTGCCCAAAGCAACGGCTCTAACCAATACCCTGTAATAAATCCATACAGCCTTAACACAGGAACTGGAGTTGCAAACATTACTGTTTCTACAACAGGTGTAAGCCCAACCAATGCTAACCTACCTCCGTACTTGGCACTTGCTTATATAATGAAGTCATAAGGAGATAATATGGATTGGTTAAAGCAAATAGCACCTACAATAGCCTCATGCCTAGGTGGACCTCTAGCAGGACTAGCTGTTACAGCTGTGTCTAAACTGTTTGGAGTTCAGACTTCAGAAGTTAAGTCTATGATTGATAACAATAAGTTATCAGCAGACCAGATAGCATTGTTGCAGCTTGAAGAGATTAGGTTTCGTGAACAGACTCAGGCTCTTGGTTTAAACTTTGAGCAGCTGGCTGTAGAGGATAGGAAATCAGCTAGGGACATGCAGGTTGGTACACAGTCTTTTGTGCCTCCTCTTCTTTCAGTCTTGGTAACCGCTGGGTTCTTTGGTATCTTAGTCTACCTAATGCTTAACACTGAGACTGTACAAAGCTCATCCCTGCTGATTATGCTAGGAAGTTTGGGTACGGCATGGTCAGGAATCATAGCTTTTTACTTTGGTTCTAGCTCTAGTAGCCAGAATAAAGACAAGTTGTTATACAACTCAATGCCCATTAAATGATTAACTCTCGCAGTTTAAACGAGCTAGTTCCTATTGTTAAACAGAAGGTGGAAGAGTTTATCGCTCTCTGTGATGATGAGGGCATAGATTTGTTAGTCACATCAACATACAGGGATAACGAAAGCCAAGCTGCGTTATATGCTAAAGGTAGAACAGTTATGGGCAGAATTATCACCAACGCTAATGCAGGTGATTCATTCCATAACTATAGATGCGCGGTAGATGTGGTACCTCTTAGGAACGGTAAGCCTGTATGGGGTACACAAGGTGATGATGGGGAACTATGGCATAAGATTGGCAAGATAGGTGAAGAAGCTGGATTAGAATGGGCTGGGAATTGGCATACATTTAAAGAGATGGCTCATTTCCAGTTCACTAACGGTAATACATTGGCTCAATTAAAGCAGGGTGCTCAGATAGTATAATGCCATTAAAGAAGATAATATTTAAGTCTGGAGTTAATAGAGAGAATACTCGCTATACCACCGAGGGTGGCTGGTATGAATGCGATAAGATTCGCTTTAGACAAGGTACACCTGAGAAGGTTGGTGGATGGTATCAAATATCTCCAACTACATTCCTAGGGATATGTAGGGCTTTGTGGAACTGGATTACATTAGGTGCTCTAAATGTTTTAGCTGTTGGAACCAACATTAAATATTACATTGAGAATGGTAATGTATACAATGACATAACCCCTCTTAGATATTCCACATCAACAGCAACCCTTACCAATCCTTTTACCACAGTAAATGGTTCAGTAACAGTTACTGTTGCTTGGTCTGGTATTGACCTATCTACAGGCGATAGGGTGTCCTTCACTGGTGCTCCTGCCCTAAACGGTATACCTGCTACAGATTTTAACAAGCAATTCACCGTTACAAGAATTAATGCAAATTCATTTAGTATTGATGTTGCAACCACAGCCACATCTAGTGGTTCCGGTGGTGGTGCTGTATTAGCTGAAGCATTTATCTTTACAGTAAGACTAACCAATCCATTTGCCACTGTAAGTGCTTCTTCTGTTGTAACTGTTTCAGACACTGGGCATGGATGTTTAACTGGTGACTATGCAAACTTCACATCTACTAGCACATTAAACAATGTAACAATAACAGGAGAGTACTCGGTCACAAGGATTGATGATAATTCCTATACCATTGTTGCAGCTACTGTAGCTAATGCTACTGGTTCCGGTGGTGGTACTGTAACTGTTCAATACCAAATCAATGCCAATCCTGAGATACAGATACCATTAAGTGGATGGAGCGCAGGTGCTTGGGGTAGTGGACCTTGGGGAGAAGGTATTGGTACAAGTACAACAAGCAACATTAACCTAGGACTATGGACCCAATCTAATTTTGGAGAAGACCTTATTTTTGGACCAATTGGCGGGAGTATGTATTACTGGATAGCAGCCGATGGTGTCGGCACAGCTGGCATCAATATATCTTCTATATATGGTGCCTCAGATGTTCCTGTTGTACAGAATTTTATCCAAGTATCTGATTCATCTAGGTTTGTATTTGCATTTGGCTGTAATGATTATGGCTCTGTTACACAAGACCCAATGCTTATTAGATGGTCTGACCAAGAGTCAATTATACAGTGGACTCCTGATGCAACCAATCAGGCTGGTAGTATAAGGCTATCTCATGGTTCCCTGATTGTATCGGTCTTGCAGGTTCGTCAAGAAATACTGGTATGGACTGATTCTACTATGTATTCATTGCAATACCTAGGAGCACCTGCTGTTTGGGGTGTAACCCTGTTAGCTGATAACATATCAATTATGGGTCCAAATACACCTGTAATAGCCTCTGGTGTTGTGTATTGGATGGGTAAGGACAAGTTTTATAAATATGATGGTAACGTTTCTACACTCAGTTGTGACCTAAGACAGTATGTATATGGTGATATTAATCTTGAGCAAAACTATCAAGTATTTGGTGGAACCAATGAAGGGTTCAACGAGGTATGGTGGTTTTATTGTTCAGGCGGTTCTACCGTAGTGGACCAATATGTCATATATAACTACCTAGAAAATATATGGTATTACGGTACTATGGGTAGGACTGCATGGCTAGATTCAGGTTTGCGTAACTATCCTATGGCTGCAACCTATGAAAGCAACATTGTATTCCATGAGCAAGGTACGGATGATGGTGTGTTAGTGCCTTCATCCGCTATAGATTCCTACATACAATCATCTGAGTTTGACATAGATGATGGGCATAACTTTGGGTTTATATGGAGAATCCTACCAGACTTACGTTTTAATGGCTCTGTATGTGCCAATCCTATGGTTACTATGAGTATGTATCCATTACAAAATTCTGGCTCTGGGTACAATAACCCTAAGTCACAAGGTGGTGAATACTACGCAGAAGTTACCCGTTCATCTACTGTTCCAATAGAGCAATACACAGGCACCATATATGTCAGGATACGCGGTAGGCAGATGTCATTCAAGATTGAAGGTAACCAGCTAGGTCTTCAATGGCAGATAGGTGCTCCTCGCTTAGATATTCGCCCTGATGGTCGTAGAGGTAACACTTGAGTATCCTTATACCAGCTGTACCAGCCCTACCAATCACTAAGCCAGAGTTTAGTGCGCTATATCTTAATCAATTAACCAATGTATTGAGGCTGTATTTTAACTTGTTAAACAATGCAGTGGTGGAGCTAAACTCAGCCATACTAGACTTAGAGACTGATGGAGGTGGCAGCGTATTAAATTTCCCGTATGGGGCATTCTCTTCTGATGTTTCTCAGTCTACAACTGTAAACACTACCACCCTATTAACCTTTAATACCACTGACTTTTCTAACAATGTATCTATTGTTTCTTCACAAATGACAGTAGTAAAGGCTGGTATCTATAACTTACAGTTTAGTGTACAGGTTCAGAACTTAGATAATGCCTCACAAGATGTATATATCTGGCTACGTCAGAACGGAGTAGACATTGTAGGCTCCACTGGTGTTATAGGAATGCCAGCAAGAAAAAGTGTTGGTGACCCATCGCATGATATTAAAGGCTGGAACTATTTCCTGTCTATGAACGCTGGTGATTATGTTGAGATATGGTGGTCTACAACCGACATTGATGTAACTATTCCAGCTTATGTTGCTTCTGGCTCACCCACTAAGCCATCAACTCAGTCAGTTGTTGCTACAATGTCGTTTGTATCAGCATTAACTGTTTAAACATAAAGGTATAAAATGTTAGTAGATAGTAAACAGAAGGAATTACAGCCCCAAGAGATTATCTTGGAGGCTACTACACAGACTAAATCTGAGTACACACCAGACCAAGTACTGGCTTCTGTTATGGTTGAGGTAAGAGAGCCGGGTGTAGTGCTAATGCAAGAAGGTAATACCTTGTATATCTCTCATAAATGCAAGGATAGAGTGGCATATGCTCGTGCATTGAACGCAGATACCGCACAGAACTATGTAGAGAACAGCATAATATATGCAAAGGCTATGTATGCAGCTGGGTATGATACCTTAGTTGTTGATTTTAATGATAAAACTATCTTCAGTTTATTCGATGCCATAGTATCAAATAAGAATCGCCAAAGAGTTAACCCCGACAAGGATGGCAAACCAACTGTTTCATACACAGTTAAGAATCTATCAGAAGGTTATAGAATCACTTGTGACATTGGTCCAAAGAGAGCAGGGCAGCTTAAATGAGTGCAG